GAGGCTTCGTCGTCATTGACGACCGCGACGACGTTGAAGATTCTCGTCCCGAACTTCAGGCGGGTCGTCTTTGGGGCGTAGTCTTCGACCCATCGTGTCGTGACGACGTGGGAGACTTCGTTCGCGAGCTGTTCGCCGACGACTTTCTCGCGGCCGGTCGCAGGCCGGATCGACGCGTACATCGTTCGCACCGTCGTCCATGTTTCGACCTCTTCGCCGTGGGCGTCGAACTCGGCGTCGACGACGGCGGGCTTGGTTTGGACCTCGACGGCGAGACGTAGGGCCCCGATGTTCGGTCCGCTCATGGGCGGCGTCCGCAGTAGGAGGGCGCGACGAGGTCGCGCACCGTGCGGGAAAGGGCGGCGTCGGACTCGCCCCGGTGTTCGTAGAGGTTGGCGAGCACAAGCAGGATCGCGTCCTTGAGATTAGTCGGAACGGCGGCGGCGGCCCCGTATCCGGCGACGAAGCGGACGCGGATCGCGTCCGACTGGACTGGCGCCGTGGGCCACGACTGGGAGCGTTTGAGGGACAACGATCCCGGCAATCCGGTCGAGACGCGGTAGGCGGACGACGACAGGGTCTGTTCGACGTCGTCGGCGTCGAGATAGACGACGGTGGAGACCGACACGAGCGGTCCGACCGGGAAGTCGAAGGTCCGACCGCACGGCCAACCGTCGAGGTACAGGTCGTACGTCGTCGTGACGAGCGACTGTCTCGCGAGGGACTCGACCTTGGCGCGGGCCGTCGCGAGTTGGCGGGATATCACGTCGTCGTCGCGGGTGTAGTCGGATTCGACCCGAAGATGTTCCTTCGCCTCGGCGAGCGTGAGCGGTTCGACGGCGGGCGGGGTCACGACGACGAGTCGCATCGGGCGGGTCTCCCACGAGCGGGCGGAGGCGGCCGATCAGGCGGTTTCGGCCTTGGACTTCGGGTCGAGGGCGATTTCGGCCCCGGTCTCGTCGACGGGCACGGCGTACCCGCGATCGACGAGTTCGCGGGCATGCTTCGGGTTCGAGATCTCGATGATCCGGTCGGGGTCGCAGGTGCCGTTCGGGCCCGCGTACATGGTCCGCATCTTCAGTCGCATGGATGTCTCCGATCGGATGAAATGGATCGGAGCGACGGTCCGGGCCGTCGCTCCGTCGACCTGGAATCAGGCGAGCTTGACCCGTGCGAACGCCTCCTCCAGGACCGGGGCGCCGTCGACGAACCGGCGGCCGATGAAGCCGACTTCGTTCGTGTCGGCGTACCGCTCCACGAGCCGTTGCATGAACATGACGTTCAGTTCGGCGATCCGGTAGTAGGAGAAATTGCCCACGATCCCGACGTAGAGGCCGGTCGTGAAGGTGTTCGGGGCGTACTCGCTCATGTAGTACGGCAGTTCGAGGATGCGGTCCGGAGCGCCCGCGCCGATGCCGGGCTGCCAGATGTAGTCGCCGGTGCCGGACGCCTTGAGCTTCCGGATCATCTTCACCGCGTCGCGATGGAAGATCCATCCGGCCTTCGGGCTGTTCAGGTACGCCTGTTTGACGGCGTACTTCGCGTTGATGAGACCGTCGGCCGTGAGCGCGGTCGACGTGTTGTCGGTCGAGACGTCGCGGCCGGTCGAGATTCCCGAAGCGGACGCGGTGAAGACGCCGAGGGGCTTCGAAGATCCGTTCCCGGAGAGGAACGCCTTCTCCTCGGTGATTCCGAACTTGTAGGCGAGTTCGGTGTTGACCTCGGACTCGGCGTCGGCGGCGAGCGTCAGGGTCCGGATCGAAACTTTCGACAGCTTGGTCAGGAGGTACGGCTCCAGGTCACGACGGTCGAACGCCATCGTGGTGTCCTCGGTGACGGCCGCGACCTCCGTCGTCCAGTCGGCGTCGGCCATCCGCGTCGTCATCTTGCGGATGCCGAGCTTCTTCGCCTCGGTGACGGTGGTGATCGTTCCGAGCCGACGGAGGAAGACCTCGTCGTCGATCTGTTTGACCAGGTCCGGACTCACCGCCGTCGGAACGATGAGGTAACCGCCCTTGGAGTCGGTGCCGATGATCGTGTCGCGATACTCGCCGACGAGCCGTTGCTGCAACGTCCGGAACTCGCTCCCCCGGACCTCGCCGGTGCGGAGCCAGTGGCGGTACTCCTGACGGTGAAGCGGAGCGCCCCCCTTGTCTCCGGCGGCGACGTATCGCTGTTCGGCGGAGAGGTTCCCGGCGGTCCGGTCCTGGGGCTCGCCTTGCTCGGTCTCCAGGGTTTCGAGCTTCTCCATCCGGTCGATCTTGGCTTTGGCCTTGTCGACGTCGTCGATGATCCGGTCGTATTCCTGGGTTTCCTCGGTCGAGAGGTCTCGAGACTCGGTCTTCGCCTTGTCGAGGATGGCGCGGGCGCGCTTGACCTTGTCGGCCCGCTCGGCTCGCAGTTGCACGCTGGTCATGATGGTCCTTTCGGCTTGGACGGATCGGGTGGCGGTGGCGGAACGGGCGACGGTCGGTCGGGTCAGGACGCCTCAAGCAAGCGTTGGAGGCGGTCACGATGGGCGGCGAGGCGGTCCGCCTCGGGTTGGGCCGAGTGCATGCGGCGGGCGGCATGCAGCATTCGGACGGCGGCCGACGAGTCGGGGAAGGCCGGGTACGTTGCGAGGCAGGCGTCGTCGATGTCCGCCTCGATCACGCGGCGTTGCGGCGGGCTCGCGTCGAAGTTCCATTCCTCCCTGGAGACGTAGAAGCGGAAGCTCATCCCGCTGATGTCGCCACGTTCGACCGCGGAGAGGTAGTGATCTCCGATCGACGTCGCGGGCGGGCGGCACTCGACTCTCAGTCCCTTTTCGTCCTCGACGAGCGTGAGCGTGCCGGCCTTGTTCCGGCCGAGGATCAACGACGGATCATGGTTGACGAGAAACCGGACGTCGGCCCCGGCGGCGAGGGCCGCGCCGAACGCGCCGGGGGCGAAGGATTCGATGAATCCGCCGAGGTCCACCGAATAGGCTCCGTAGACGCAGGCGTACCCGACGATGACGGGTTCCCCGCCGGCGCGGTCGACCCGAAGTTCGGCGACGTCGGCCTTGATGGACCGCTGTTCGGGCTGGCCTCTCATGCTCATGGGGCCTCCGTCGTTCGGTTGGTCGCCGGGGGCGGCGGTATCGCTCCGGCCTGGTCGAGGGTGGTCTTCGCGAGCTGTACGAGGTACTTGTCCCCGCCCTCGTCCGCCGGGATCGGGTTCAGGTTTTCACGTCGGCGGACCTCGTTCCGATTCATCCATCCGTCCTCCAGCGCCTGGTGATAGGCGTTGAAGCGGCTGACGAGGTCGCCCCGGAGCAAGGCGTTGACGTCGTGTTCGACGTAGAGGCCGGACAGCCACTCGGCCTCCGTGAACAACTTCAGGTTGAGTTCCTGTTCGATTCCCTCGAGCCATCCGATGAGGGCGGTCATGAGGTAATCGGTGTTCGCGGCCTCGACGTTGTTGTAGTGGGAGTCGCGGTAGTTCCCGTACTTGTTCGGAGGAACGCGCCAGGGGCGGGTGGCGTCCTCGACCTGGAATCGTCGGGCGTCGCCGAGCTGGGTCTTTTCCGGGTCGCTCGTGACGGCCGTCCACTTCGCCCCTTGCTCCAGGATCGCGGGGCTGTGGCGGGAGCCGAAGCCGTGATCCTCGCGCCACGACTTGCGCATGCGTTCATAGGCGACGTCGGACATCTCCGTCGGGACTTCGATCACTCCGCCCGGCTCGGCGCCGTTTCCGAAGTACTCGGCCGCGAACTCCTGGGACGCGAGGCCGAGACCGACGGCGGTCTCCAAGAGGCGGACGAAGTTGTATCCCGAGAGTCCGTCGAACCCGAACCCGGCGAGGTGGAGGACGTTCGCGGACGCGATGACGCGGTTGCCCAGTTCGGGGTGATAGTTGCGGTAGCCGATTCCCGCGGCGGTCTTCGTCGGACGTGTCGTGCGCGGGTCGAGAAGATGAAGGCGGTAGGGGGTGCCGTCCGTAAGCCGTTGAATCTCCGCGTAGCCGTTGCCGTACTGGAGGGCGTGTCCGACCCACGCCGAACGCCAACGGATCGGCGTCGTGATCCCGTCCGGAGTGCGGGAGAGGATCGGCACGCGGGGGTCGGTCCGCAGCGTCTCCCTCGACCCGTCCTCGGCCCGTTTGTACACGTGGAGCGGCAACACGGCGACGTCGCCGGAGAGGACGGCGAACGTGGCGAGCAGGGCGGGGTATCGCAGCGCGCTCGTCTCGTCGACGACGACGCCCGCGCTCGACGCCTTTGGGGGCCACCACATTTCCTCGCCGCGGACGCGGGATTCGCCCGCGGCCCGGAGCCGGGCCGGGCGGCGGCGCTTTCCGAGTCGGGCGGCGGACGGGGTCACAGGCGGCGGACTCCACGGGATTCGTACACGTTGCGGGCCTTCGTCGCATCGGCGAGGTAGGCAGCGAAGGCGTTCACGAGCGCGGCCAGCGGGTCGATCCGCTCGCGGGACTTCTTCTTTGACAGCATCACGTTCTCATGCACGTCCATGACGGAGACGGCGTTCGACGCGGCCCACGTCGCGACGCGGTTCCCGCCATGTCGCATGCGGCGGTCGATGACGGTGCGCTGGAGTTCCTTCGTCGGGGCGTTCAAACTCCAACCTTGCCGCAGATACTCGACCTTCAGACCCTTGGATATCAAATCCTGGCTGAACTTCTCGGCGTTCCACGGATCGGCGAAGATCGACTTGACGTTGTGGGTCCGGCAGTCTTCGACGATCCGCTTCTCGACCGTGGCGTAGTCGATCGACGCCCCGGGGGTGAGCAGCAAGTCGCCGGACTTCGCCCATTGCCGATAGGAGGTGCGGTCCGACCGCTCGCGTCGAGCGAGGTTGTCCTCGGGCAGGAAGCAACGGAAGACCACGTCGAACGAACCGTCGGCGTCCGGAAAGAGCATGCACCAGGCGGTCAGGTCCCGAATCGAAGAGAGGTCGAATCCGCCGTAGCCGACGCGACCGTCGAGGTCTCGGATCGGCTCGGAACACGCCCGCCAGTCGGCGAGGTCGAGGAACTTGGCGACCGTCGTGGTGACGATGCCGAGTTTGAGGCGAAGGAAGTTGGCGAGCTTCTCCGGGGTCTGCTTGGCTTCGGCGAGGGCTCGCTTGAAGTCGTCGAGCGAGAGGATCGTTCCGAGGCTGGGGTTCGCCTTCTCCCACGTCTTCGGATCGTCGATGTCGTCGCCTTCGGCGGCGGCGTACACGACGCCGAGGTGGGTCGTGTCGGGCAGGACGCCTTCGTTGATCTTCTCGCTGTACTCCCGCAGTTCGTACCAGACGCCGGTCATGTCCTCGCCGGCGGTCGTGATGTTGATTTCGAGCGGCTGATCCCGCGCGTCGCCCGCGTAGCGAAAGATGTCGTACATCGACCGATCGTCGCCGAGTCGATGCAACTCGTCGAAGATCCAGGCCGAGGCGTTGGCGCCGTCTTTCGAAGGGGCCTCGGCGGAGTTCGCCCGGAGCGATCCGTTGTTCGAAGGGCAGGTGATCGTGTGTTTCGAACGGCCGACGTTCAGCCGGGCGGCGAGCGCGGGGCTCGCCTCGACCATGAGGGCGGCTTCGCCGTAGACGATGGTCGCCTGATCGCGGTTGCAGGCGTTGATGAAGACCTTGGGACCGCCTTCGTTGTCCGCGACGAGCAGATAGAGCAGCAGCGCCGAGACGAGCGTCGACTTGCCGTTCTTCTTGGCGATTTCCAGGTAGGTCCGGCGGAAGCGGCGGAGACCATCCGCCCGCTTCCAGCCGAACAGCCGCATGATCCAGTCGCGTTGCCAGTCCATCAGGGCGATCGGCTTCCCCGCCCACCGCCCCTGGGATTGTCGGCAGAACCGTTCGACGAACTCGCAGACCCTCTTTCCGGCGGCCTCGTCGAACCAGCATCCTTCTTGGATCGCCAGTTGGTCGCTCGCGTTCCGAATCCAATTCTTCGGAACGGCTCGACGGCGTTGGACCATGTCATGTCTTGCGTTTGAGGAACGCGTCGAGCGCGTCGACCTCGCTTCCGACGCCGACGTTCAGGCGCGACCGGCTCGAAGGCGAGCAGCCGAACTCGGCGAGGATCTTGACCATCTCCGACCGGGCGGCGTTGACGATATGGAGGTGGGGTGACGGCTTCATGGCGCCCGTCGCGGTTTCGATGACCTTTCCCTCCTTCCGGAGGGCCTTCGTCGCGCCTACGTAATCCGAATGGGCCTGGCAGTAGAGCGCGAGCAGCGGGGCGTCGGCCGCGCCGAGGATCTTCATTTTTTCGAGGACGGGCACGATCCGCCGCCATTCGGCGCGGGCCTCGACGTCGAGATACGTCGGCATCTTCGGCCGCCCCGAGGGCTTGGGTTCGGCCGTGTTGACCCGGCCGGGGCGTGTGCCGTCCGCCAACTTCAGCGCCGTCGGCTTGGGCTTGCGGCCTCGCATCTCTGTATTATCCGATCTTGATGCGGGAAATCGCTTCCGAATTCCGGCAAAAAACGCGGAAACA